CGCACCCCTCGCACCTGATCCGCTGCAGGTGAACTGTCCTTCGCCCGTTTCAGGGTGAAGAGCCCAAATTATAGCCATGCGTCAACCAGATTCTGTTGGAGTTCACCTCATGACACTTGGGATTATGCCTTTGTTCAAGCCTTGGTTTTTCGATGGATCAGTTGTGTATTGGGGTGAACCCTGCCACACCCATAGCGCAGCACTTGAAGCAGCTGAGATACTGAGGGCGATATATAAGTAATTTATGGCCTCATTGCGTTATCACGCTGGACGCATGGTCCTTAGCGAGGATGGCGATGGATGGCGTGTCAAGATAAAAACCAAGACTGGGAAAGTTTCTTACAGCTTGTCGGCAACTGAACTTGAGCAAGCAGTGCTTGAGGCAGAGCAGCTGTATGCAGATGTGCGTTGCCTGAACAGTTCTCAGCCACGTTGCATGAACTGCATACACTGGGAAATAGTAAAAGCCAACTGCAACGTTGGCTGTCCTGAAGGGAGGATGACTGGTGGAACCTTCGCCAAAGACTGCGCCTACTTTTGGCAATGTCCCGAGTGATGCGATGGATTATGGCGATGGCTTTTACATTGTTCAAGGTGTAGAACCAATCGGTGAGCCTCGCTATTGCAGCTGCGGCCCTGATGGTCAAAAGCAGTTTTCAAATGATCTTTGGCAGGCTGACATTTACATACAGCACATGAAACATGCCAAAGCCAACGATTGAGCTTGCGGTTGAAAATGGCTGTCCTGTCTGGCTCGTGCAGTATGGCGGCATGGCACGCCGCTTTCCGGAGTCGAAAGACTGGTCGGCCAAGCAGTTCTTTGAACTTGTAAGCCTTGCTTACAGCCCCATAGCGGCCTCTGAAGCATCAATCTCTGCAATGTGACCTACAGCTTGTTGCAGCAACTTTGCTTGATGCCAATTGGTGCGGACCAAAGAGACGCACATTGTCCGAAGTGCGTCGTCGTCGTTGCAACCTTGAATGTCACGGACACTTTTTTCAAGCTCAAGCTCCTCTTCAAGGCTCTGAGTCACGACCATCCAGTCAGCCCAGCCCATAGCCCTGAAGATATTTATCAATTCATGCCACAGACGGCATGACTGTCAAGTGATTGTTGTAATGGCCGGTCTCCGCATAGCTGTGCATTGGCGTGTTTGACATGGCGTGAAATACCATCTGGCCGATCTTCAGGCCGGGATACAGAGGTAAGGCATGATGCAAGCGCTCGTTCTTCAGCTCAAGCGTCAACTTGCTTCCGTGCCAGCCTGGGTCGCACCAGCCAGCAAGCAGGTGATTAAGACCAGATCGTGCGCGGCTTGATTTGAGTACAAACTGGCAGCTGATGTCGTTGGGCAGGTTAAACAGCTCAAATGTCTCAGCCAAGCAAAACTCGCCGGACTGAAGCATGAACGGCTCATCTTCTGTCCTGTCTGAGATGTCAATACGAATCAGCTCAGGGCTGTAGATGCTCTCGATCATCAGATGATCGCCTAGGCGCACATCCAAGCTGGCTGGATTCAACAGCTCTGAATTAAACGGGACGACCATGTGGCCTTTGCGGCAACGAGCTTGGATCTCCCAGTCACACAAAACCGCCATTCGAGTAAATCAAAAACCAATGCTACTGACGTCTTAGTCACTGACCAAAATCACCCAGCCTGTCCCAGGGCCTTCGGACTGCCAACGCTGATAAAACGCAGCCTGCCTTACACGAACATTACGTCCCAAATGCGGATTGCTATGCCCGCCTTTTTCCATCTCGGGGTATCCACGGGGATCTTGCATAATCCACTCTGGATCGTTGCTGTTCTTTCCCGCGTAACCGCTGATCACGCTCCAATGACCACAACCCAAGCCATTGCACATTGGCGGCTCGCCACGAAGCATGTTGCCTGCGGGCAACCAACCAACTAACACAGGCCTGCCGTTTTCGACCTCAAGCTCCACCATGTCAGCATCGCCATCCTTACGAAACTCAGCTTCTAGACCCAAGCTCCGCAGCGCTGCTAGCTGAGCTTCTACCGACGTGGTGTCGCCAAATTGAGCACGGATCGCATTGTATTGATCATCTGTGCGGACCTTCTTGTAATACGCAGCCACCATGGCCGCCGCTGAACTGAAACACTCTCGATAGCCCGTTCCAGTCTTGTTGTCGAGCTGTCTGAAGTAGGGCATGTAAATCTGCTGGTCATATCCGCTTTCCTTCCAGGCCTGAAACCAGCCAGCCTCGTCTTCCTCCAATAAGCTCGGCGGCAGCGACTCTTCAAGCTGTTTAACAGCAGCCAACTGGTGGGGCGTACCACGAAAAAACTGGAAAAACGGCAACAAAGCAAGGGCCATGACTACCAATACAGCAGCTGACGGGCTAATCATGCCGAACTAATATGGTTGACGCTATTTATCCACACGAGAAGTCGGGAACAGCAGATCCTTGAGATGCTTGACTGCCAAGTCGTCTAGATCGTTGTCGGTTTGCTTTACGACTCGCTCTAGCATTGCGATGATCAGCTCTTTAAAAGCCTTTGATTGAGCCATTGACAGTACCAATGGCTTGAGAAGTAACAGCATTGGATACCTACACAGGGCTCTATTAGCTTAGTTCCGATCGCTATGGCCCTCAAGTCGCGCCACTGATCGCTCTAACTCGGCCAATCTGCCGAAAATTTCTTGGTCTCTTGTCCTGATATCGGCGTGGAGAACATCGAGGCGACCGGCTAAGTTGTCTACAGCAGTTGTCAGGCGCACCAAGGAGTCTCGACCTTGCTGGCTTTGACGGGACAATCCAGTCAACCCAGCAGAAGCTATTCCTACGCTCGCTCCAGCAACCGCGGCCCAGACTTCAACCACTACTCGACCTCTAGCGTCAATCCATCATGGCAGAGACGAAAGATTTGCAAGAGCAGGAAACGGAAGACCAAGGCAGCTCTTGGTTGGGGGACGTTGTTCGCGTCACGATCCTGCTTTGGTCTATGGGCATCTTGACCGCTAATTACCTTGGCATTTTTTCGCAAGCGGTAGACCCTACGTTTCCTGCGTCACTTCTGACTGGTACAGCTGCGACCTATACGCCAGCGTTAGGCAAGTTGAACAAGAAAAAGAAGGAGGAGAAAAACGTTAACGTAGAGAATAAGGACACCAAAGCCGGAATCCAATGAAAAAGGCATTTCTGGCACTAGCCGCCAGCTTGCTTGCCGCTCCAGCGCAGGCAGACATCACGCATAAAATCCAATCAAGCGTTTCGCTGTCGGTTGATGGAGCGGGATCCGTTGCAATCCGTCAGCCAAGTTCACTGGCAATTTCTGGCTCTAACGTCACTTTGGACACTGCTAGTAAGTTCACTGCATTTAGTTCCGGGACTGCTCTCGGTTACACCCCTGGCGTTTACAGCATTACTACTGCTGGTGATGCTTTCAGTTACAGCGAAAGCTATACAGAAGGAGACGACGTTCCAACCGTCCTCTCAACAACAGTCACTGCCGGAGTAGTTCCAGCATTGCCAGTGTTCGGCAATACAACGACTACATCAGGCGGAGTCGCTGGAACACTAGCTGGCACGATTGCAACTGATGGCGCTATTTCGGTGACTGCGGGTTCGGCTGGTACAACTGCAATCGGTCAAGTCATTCAAGAACTGACGATCAAATGATTCTGTTGCTGCTTTTGCTTGTTGCCGCTCCAGCAGCAGCGATCCCGGTAGTCCCGAACTTCTCACAGGGCACCCTCTCCAGTTCGACAACTACCAAGACCAAAGTCACAGAGGTCATCAACTCGTATGAGTACCGGACTGGCTACGAGTATTCAGTTAGTGGTACAAATATCAAGACTGACGCTGCTATTGCTCCGATGGGTCTGACGACAACGTCAAACACCATTCAGGGCATCACCAGTAAATGGACATCAATCGATGCTGCAACTAAGCCAACTTGGACGATTGTTAATGAAGGCCAAGCGATGCAGTTCGTAGAAACTATTAATGGACCGGGACTTGTTCAGCATACAATTATCGACCGCACCACTGACATTGAGTCGGTTACTGACACGACAAGCACGTTCACGCAATGAAGCGACTCATAGCAACGCTTCTGCTGCTTTCCGCGCCAGCTCAGGCGCAAGTCTCTAGTACCGCTGCGCCAGTTGCAAACAGTTCCGGAAGTGTCACAAACCAGGCTGTGCAGGTTGTGCCATCACGCACATTCTCTTTCAACTACGCGGGAATATCTTGTCAAGGAGCAACTCTTCACATCAATCCTTTTTTGAGCACAACTACTAGCTGGGCGAATCCTTATGAGCGTTACTACCAGGAACCGGTTTATGACACTCTCGATTTGGTTGGCGCGACAGATCCGGAAGGCAATGCCATCCCGGATGGCGTCCCCGATAATCCGGGCAATGTCTTATACCTACGTCCTGTTAGAACAGGCCAGAAGACTAATTACTCAATTAACGGCGGCATTACGGCCACGATTTCAGTACCGCTTGACCGTTCTCACGTCAGAAGCTGCAGGAAAGCAGCTGAAAAGCAAGTGCAATTGCTGGACGCCCAACTTGCTGACAAGCGACTTAACTACGAGATTGCGAGGCTTAAGAATTGTGCATCATTAATGAAACAAGGTATTAGCTTTCACCCTGATTCGCCTTATGCGTCTATCTGTGCCGACGTAATTCTACAAAATCCGCCAGGTGTCATCCCGCCCCACATTCACAAAATCACTTACGGAGAGAGCGCTGAAACTTCACCCGCTCAGCAACAGACTCAGGGCGAGGCTTCTTCCCCAGCATCCCCTTGAGCTTTTTAACTGTCTTTTTGACAGTAGGTTTGACCAGCTTCAACACGTAGTCACCTAGCGGCTTCGCCACAATGGCTGATGTTGCAGCTGTCGCAGCAATCACACCAGTCGTCAGTGCAACAGGTGCAGGAGGTAAGTAGTTGTCGATAATCTTGTCGATCGGCAAGCGGTCATACATCGTGATGCACTGACCATCGACACGCTTGTAGCCAATAACAATCCCAGTCCCTTGCTTGCCTCTGACACCAATAGGTAATCCATCCAGTGGCGGGCATGGCAGTTGGTTGCTATCTAATGGGATGTCAGGAATGCC